GGATAGCTTGTTGTAGTGCTTGCTCATCCATTAACTCCTTTTGTGATTTAATAACTTCTTCTGGATCTATATCTAAGGATTTGGCTATATCTGTTAGCAGTTTCTCGCGATCAACTAACTGTGCGTCCATTGGGTTATTTATTAAAGAAAGGAACTGTAACAATCTTTGTGATTGTACTTCTTTCTGTATTAGGGCTGTAGATCCTTTCGCTATAATACGCATGTCAGATTTAACATTATCATTTTCGTTCCATGTCATATTCCAATCATACAAAGAACGTATCATTGGTTTAGTTAAATAGTCATCAATGTTTTTAATTACTGACTTAAGAACTATGTTTGCGTTACTCATTAGGATAGATATACCTGTAGCGGTTCTATTTAATGAGCTTTGTGTTTGTCCGTGTGTGTAAGATGGTAGCGCGGTGGTTTCATCGGCAAACCTTCTAAATAATTCTATAACAGATATGAGTGCTGGTGAATTAGATTGTGGTTGATAAAATCTAACCATGGGCTGATTACCGTCCCCTCCCTCTCTTAGGAATACTCTCCAAGGATAAAGCTCTGTTGGGTCTTCGCCTGAAGCCATGATATCGGTATTAACCTCAACCATTGGTCCTGACGATAATGCTACGTTATCTAAATAGATTCTGGTCGCGGCATTCATTGTTGTTTGTGAATCGCGCATCATTCTTGGAACTCCTGTTCCCCAGAATGCATGTGGATTTTTTTCATAAGGGAATATGAAGTATGGCATTATCTGTCCAGGTAGTGGATTTAACTGTGCCTTCACGACCGTTCCATCAACTATCCATACGTTAGCACTGTACTCCTGTGAAAGATCATCGTCTTCATTAAACTCAACGCCCGCGTCTTCTAAATCATATCCATTTAATGATCCCCAGAACTCAAGTAACTCAAACTTGTTTGTTTGTGTTGTTCTATCACTTACGTTTGCTATCTCTCTTCTTGACCTTTCATGCTGTGCCTCGTCATGATTTCCATCGGGATTCATTTCTATGCACTCGTTGATTAGATCAATATTAAATCCTGGATAGTCCTTAAGGTCTGCAAACTCTTTTCTTGATATGATGTGCCTTCTAAATATATCTCTTAAGTCTTCCATAGAGGTTGCTACTGGATCTGGGTATAAATCAAATATAGATACCGCCTCCATTTCGGGAGCTGGGTTTTCTTCATATATTAAGTTAAAGCCCTCTTCTGCCTTTATCCACTTATGATCTTTTTCTATTTTTAAAGTACCAGCCTTCATGGCACCGGTACCAAATATAACCTGTTCCATAATGGCATCTTTCATTTTGCCCTCAAGGTTGGACTCAATTGCTTGGTCGAGAATAGCCTCTTCCATGTTATCGACCCTTCTTTCTGTTTCTTCAGCAAGATCTCTTTTAAGTTCCGCAAGCCTGGCTTGTATTAAATCATCAACGAGACCTGGATCAACAACCTGTGCTGCCTGCATTATTTCTAGTGCGGCTGCTTCGGTTAATTCTTTTTCTACTAATGGTTGCTTTACAATAGGGGTTGATTCAATAGAGAAGAATTTTTGTCCTGGCTGGAAAAGCAGGTCTGTCATTCGTGAAAACGCCGCAAGAACCTTTGTCCTTGTAAGACCAACATAGACCTGAGACCTATCTCCTTTAGACTGTATCTTTGCAAGAACGTCCGGATCGTATTGACCCATAAATGCCCTGAGATCTTCTATCCAGTCACTCTCTATATCATCACGAGCATCTTTATACTCTGTGTATTTTAATTCTAAAATTTGTCCAAGGGAATTTAATTCTTGCTGCTCTTGATCATCAGTATCATTTGCAAGATCTATTCCCCCAGGTTTTAACTCTTTATCTGTATCCATTTAAAAAAATTTATTTTTCACCCGTTTAAAGTTTTGTCTATGCTTTCTCGGCATGCTATTCAATCCGAACAAAGCGATTGCATATGCCATTATTCTATCATCAAAACACCCGTGTTGGGCATTTGATATTCCTCTTGCGTCTACGACATAAGTTCTGAGCTCATCTATAAGCTCTTTGTCAACTATACCACTTTCTCCTTGTCTGAGTAAGTGTGCTAAGTTATCAATAATTAAGGGCTTTGTCTTGCTTGTTGTTAAAAAGCCTGCTCGCCTTGTTAGTTTATCTGTGTAAGCATCGTCTACGGTTTGTTGCACATAAAGATTTGGATAATTAAGTTCTTGGATTTTTCTTATTGTGGTTAGACCGTGGTTATTTCGCTCAATTAATGTCCAGGCTTTGTTGTAGTGCATTCCAATTTGAGAAACTATGTGGGCTAGGTCGAAGGGGTCAACGTGTCCAGTCCAGGTCGCAACCTGGCAACCCATATGATCTAGGACTTGGATGCAGCTGTAGTCTCCGTGCTCCAATCCCTCCGCAACGTCTACTCCAATACAATACCTTAGAGAATCCTTTGGATTCTCGAAAATTTTTAGGAGCCCTTTTGCATGTGATACGAGCTCTGTATCCCGCACGTCAAATCGGGAAACGGGGGTATAGCACTCTACTGCTGCTTGGTCTATAAACTTAGGCTCAACAAACAATCTACCTGTGGTTAAAAACGCTTCTTGCGGGGTGGACGGATATTCCTGTCTGAATAAATCCTCTCCGCCTAATTCCTGCATCTTTAATCGTCTAAACATTACCTGCTCATCGTCAAGATTAAACATGCGTTTAATATCTTCCTCTTCACGCTCCAGTTCGAAGTATGGATCTACCTTCCTTCTATACTCAGACATCATGTACCACGGGATAAAACATATTTCCCACTCGCCTTCACCACGCAGTGAACGCATACACGCGTCATAAAACCAACCGCCTGCTCCATTCGCGGTGGACTCAAGTAATATTTCGGACTCTGCTTCGGGGACTGTTTGTAATAACCCTGGAATAATATCTGCGTTTGGATAGAAAGCCACTTCGGAACCATGTAGATAGTTAGTAGTCCAACCCCTTCCCACTTCTCCTGTTCGTGCCGTGGCTATTCTCCACCTTGATCCATGGGTAAAAGCCATTGAATTGCTGGTAGACTCTTTCAAGTCTGGGGTAACTAACGGATGCGGTAAATTATCATAGAAGTTTCTAACCATTCCAAAAATAGATTTTGTGGATTCATTAAGATGTGACACCACTACGGCGTTTTGATTTTGTGCAGTTACCGTTTTCCAGAATCCTCTTGCCTGGCAGTATGTAGATATACCTGTCTGCCTGGACTTTAATATTAATATTCGGACGTGCCCACGCTCTTTTATTTGTTTATTAATTTGTTCATCTAACATTTTTTGTGCTTCGTTGAACTCGAACTCTATTAATTTACCTTGTTTGTTTATAATTTTTAAACAGTGTTTTGCATAAAGAGGCAAATTCGATTTAAAGGTATTTATAATTTTTTTGATTTCTGGTTTTTTGCTTTCTAGGTCCATAAATACATACCCCCCCTATTTATATATTTTATATTTTGGGGAAGAGAGAGGGAGAGGGATATGGGTATATGTATATGAGGTACCCTGTCCAGCACTCCCGCCCCTTATAAACAAAGGGTTCTTGATGAGGTCGATGATGATATTGATGAAAGTGTCACCTAATTAAGGTGATCCTCTTTACTGACAAAATCCAGCGTCTCAAACCAAGAATCTTTCATTGAAACTTCCAACTTAGAAGAGGAATCAATCATCTGGTAATACTTCATGAGTAGCTCTAAGGCTTTGACACGGCTTCCTGCGGTGTGACCGCCTACATCGCCAAGGGCTTCTGCTTTGAGTTGCTCTATGATGCTGTCATGGTCTTGTAGGTTGCGTTCCTTGGACTCTGACAACTCTTTTGCAAGCATTTCTTGGACCTCATCATCGTTCATCAATCTGTACCCACTATTGTAAGCTGATCTCTCTGAGTATCCACACCTTTTGGCTGACTCAGTTGCGTTCTTTGTTATTAAATAATGCTGAACAAATTCCTCTTTCTTCTGCTTCATTGTCTTGTTGTTAATTGGCATAGTTATTCCTCGTTATGTAGTGCTACTAGTTTACACCATTTGATCAAATCTTTTAACTCCATCGTGTACTTCATCATATTGCAAGACAGGCACACCAGAGCTATGTTTCCTTTCACATATCCCTGAGTATTATCAATGCGATCAATAGAGATGTTAGACAAGTGATAGCCCGTTCCGTCTTTAATGTGAGTCATTGTTATGCCTGTGTATTCACATCTTCCTTTTTGCTTGTCGTATATACGGTATAGGTCATCTCTCTCTACATTAAAGTCGTGTGTCTTCCTACGTCTATATGCTAGTTGTGAGTATAGGTTGCTTATGTAAGAGTACGGACTTGTTGTCATTCTTTTTCTTTTCCGCGATTGACGGCAGGAGCGACAAACCCTTGTTCTATATCCTTTGCTTATTTCAAAGCGCTCTATGCTCTTGTCTTCTTTACAAGTCTTGCAGGTCCTAGTCTTATGACCAGTCAAACGGGGTTGTGTCTTTGATTTTAATATCGAAGCTTTCGACATCTTGCAAAACCTCTCTGAATTTATTCATTGCATTCTTGCTTGAAGATACTGCTGGCTTGCCAGCCATTAATAATGATCCCACAAGAAGACAACCATCGCTGTCTTTTTCCGGAAAGTTTCCTACATGAAATAGGATATGGGTTCTGTTTGGTACCCCTGTGATCTCAAAAGTTTCTCCAAATCTCTTGCTTGTATATGCCTTACAAGTATATGTGTCTTTTGGTATACAGCTGACCCCTTTTTTATTTCCCCGCCAAGGACGCTCCGCTATATAAAATACGTCATCTCTTATTGTAAGTTTGCCAAGGGTGGCTTCAGGTAGGTATGCAAATCTTTCCAGCACTATGTCAGGATTGCGTTTGCCAAAGAACATATTAATTAAGATATAAAATACTGGTTGCAAGCGCAACAACAACTGCCCACGCAACTCTCTCCATCCACGAAATATAAACATTGCCCTTTGATTGTGATTGTTCAAGAATCCTTAATCTAAACTCGTGATCCTTAAGATCGTCTTTCTGCGCGATCATTCTCTCTTCCAGTCTTGGGAGTATTGATGTCAGCTCATGCACCTCAGACATTTTTTGTTCAAGGTTATCAAGTCTCATTGCTAATGCTTGTAGCTCCATAATTGTTTTAAATTTATTTCATACAAAAGATACAGTAGTTGCAAATCATTCTCAACAGTTGAAAAAAATAATTGCAAATATTTGTTGACACTACATATCGTATGGCATTAATATGAAATAAATGTTTACAAACAAACACCCAAAGGAGGGTAATATGACAACATTAACAAAAAAACTAGAACTAATAAACAACAGCACAACGCTTGATCCAACTGATAAGCATTATGCAGGGCGAACTGCTTTTTATAAAAGTGGGCTTGATGGATGGGAGGACTATGACAATATCCTTATGTGGTTTCACAATGAGATATTTGAATTTGCATATAACAAGCTTGGACTAAGAGGTGTCGATCTTGACTGGGCTTTCATGACCAACTTTACAGCACAAAACATCAATCGTGGAGATGACTGTGTGAGGCACATATATTCTGCTAGATTTACAAGTGAGATTCCATCTGAGCATGCTGAAAGGTTTGAGGGATTCATGGGAGCTTTAGAGCGTCAAGCAATGGATCACTTTTCTCAAAGAAATTATTTTGACTCAGTTTTTATGTCCCAAGGCGAGACATATAATAATGGCAAAACTCATACATCTACCTTCAACTTGGAGAGGTCTTGGACAGCTTACTTTGATGGAGAATAGACTAACTGATGAGCTCTCAATGAGCGAAACTCCCTACGGGGAGTCTTAGTCAAAACAATTACTGGGAGGTAAATATGACAAAACTAAATACTAAAACTGATGCTCAAATAACTTGGGAACAAGAAATTGCTATTGCTACTAAGATTAACAGTACAGCTGATAAGGCTGAATTGTCTTTAATCAATCCTATTAGATTCTTGAAATATGTTGAGCTTAAAAGATCATTCCATGATCAAGCAGAAGACATGGTTAGATGGATCACTAAAGAGCTGTCCAAGGATCATGGACTGGTCCAATCCTTTGCTTACTTCATGGACAAGGGCTACACCATTAACAAGCCTGACAGATATGAGTACAGATCAGCGGTCTTC